GTTTTCCAGGATATAGATACCCCGGACGAGACCTTGACCTCTGCACAGATAAAAGCTCTCTGTGACAGCATTCTGGAAGAGGAGAGCGCGCCAGCAAAGACCCTCACCGTAGAGGCCCTGGGAATACCTGAGGTTATTTCAGGAATCGGCGTATTTATCGTTATTAAGCATCTGGGACTGTCCAGGACCTTTTATGTGGACGAGGACACGCACACCTTTAAGGACCACAAGCACACCATGAGTCTCAAGCTCAACTATGCAAATGATTTATCGAAATCGACCAGCACGGCGTCGGAGAGCAGCGGCAAGACATACAAAGTGGGCGACGTAGTTCAGTTTAACGGCGGCTACCATTATGTGTCCAGTAATGCAACCAGCCCGACAGGCTCAAAATGCAACGCCGGTCCTGCAAAGATTACCTTGCAGGCCAAAGGGGCAAAGCACCCGTGGCACCTTATTCATACAGACAGCAGCTCAAGAGTCTATGGCTGGGTAGACGACGGCTCATTTAGTTAGAGAGGAGGCTTAGCATGGACGGCGAAAGCGAACAGACAAGCCTGAAAGGAATGTTTCAAGGCATGATACCGACAGCAGCGGAATTGCTGCAGGGCACAGTCACCAGTACGAGCCCGCTCAAAATCCAGATTGCAAATGACAGCAAGCTCACCATAGGGGAGTCAATCACGGTAGTACCTCGGCACTTGACGAATTACTCTACCTCGGCAGACATTACCTGGGGCGAGAAAACGTCTTTGTCCTCGGACACAAAAACGGCAAGCGGTGACCGCTTGCAGAAATTCACAATTTACGGAGCAGGCTTGACGGTGCATAATGCTCTACAGGTTGGCGAGACAGTACATGTTTTGTCGTTGCAGAACGGCAAAAAATACTATGTGCTCGACCGGGTGTAGGATATGGAGCAAGTCTATATTCCTATGCCGATTGAAGAGGTTGAAGAGGCCCAGGAAGCACCGTCCCTGACCTACAAGCTCGACCTCGACAAAGGGCGAATCATCGGCAAGGTTGACGGCTTAGAAGCAGTCAACCAGGCAATCAGAAAAGCGATTATCACGCCGCGTTTCAAGTGCCTCATTTATGACAATCAGTATGGCAGTGAGATAGAGGACGCAGTTATCGCGAATGACGCCACGCAGGAGTATACCGAGGCTGCGATACCAGGCTTTGTGGAGGACGCCTTGAAACCTGATACCAGAGTCCTCAGTGTCTACGATTTTGAGTTTAGCTTTGAGGACGACAAAGCCTTTATCCATTTTAAGGCTGACACGATTTTTGGAGAAACCACAGTAGAGGAGGTGTTTTAAGTGTTTGAAGATATGACGTATGAGCTGCTGCTGGAAGATACTCTGAATAATGCGCCGGACGGCATTGACACTCGCCCCGGAAGCATTTACTATGACGCAATTTCTGGAATCCTTATGAAGGTTGCAAGGCTCTACACAGACCTTGACCTCGTTTTCCAGCTTATGCAGATTGATTCGGCCACAGGTGAATACCTCGACTTGAGGGCGTCTGAGTATGGCATTTACAGGCAGGCTGCAACCGCCGCGCAGTACAATGTTTCCTTTGAAGGCGTGACTCCTGATATTGGGGAACGTTTTTTCAGTGACGGCCTTTATTTCCGGTTGCGAGAAGCAGACAACGGAGAGTTATACCTGGAGGCTGAGGAGACAGGAATCGGCGGCAACGACATCTTTGATGGGACAGCAGCCGTGCCCGTCAATAATATTGCAGGCCTTACCTCTGCGACCTTTACCGGCATACGTGAATATGGCACGGACGACGAGGACGACGAGAGCCTGAGGCAAAGGGTAAAGGAAAAGATTGCTGGTCCCGCAGAGAACGGCAACAAGCAGCACTATAAAACCTGGTGCGAGAGCATTGAGGGCGTGGGCCTTGCGAGAATCACGCCGTTATGGAATGGACCGAACACGGTCAAGGCTATTCTTATCAGCCCGCTCGGCCTTCCGTGTAGCGCGAGAATCGTTGAGGAGGTCCAGACTTATATCGACCCCGCAACAAAGGGCTACACCACAGTAGTGGACGGCCGGACCTATGTTGTAGGTGACGGCTTGGGCGAGGGAATCGCGAACCTGGGGGCACATTTTACAGCAGCAGCAGCAGACGAGCTCAAAATAAATATCACGCTTGACGTAGAGCTTGCAAGCGGTACAACCGCAGACAGCGCAAGCGAGGCTGTGCAGACAGCAGTCGCCGAGTATTTCAAGGACCTTGTGCTCAGCACAACAGTGGCAAGTGACCTGGTTGTCAGATACACGGCTGTAGGCGCGATTATATCAAGCCTTTCCATGATACTGGACTACCACAATCTCCAGATTAACGGCGGGACAGACAATGTACACTTAGGTGAGGACGACGTGCCTGTGCTGGGAGAGGTGGTGCTCAATGCTTTATAACAAACAGTTTGCCAGCAGCTATGACGAGCTTATCACATACTACCCGAGATTTTATCGTGAAGTGTTTGAGATGGACGCCATTCTCAGGGCACACGGCAAAATTGCCGACGGCATGGAGGCAAGCGTAGAGCAGGTATTTGCAAACGGCTTTATCGACACGGCAGACGAGGAGACCATCGAGGGGCTGGAAAAATTTCTTGATATAGGACTTTATAAGCAGCGTACCATTGAGGAACGCAGACGGCTTGTGAAGTCCTTTTTTGTCGGCTCCGGCCATGTGTCCTCATCCATGCTTATAGAAATGATTAGGACCTACACCGGTGCGCCAGTGTCAGCGAGGTTTGAGCCTTTTGACGACGCCGGCAACAATCGGCTTTATCTGGACTTCGAGCGAGGCAATGAGCCCACGCTCTATATGGGCGACATTCTTCTGCTTCTCTCAAAGAAGATACCGGCACACATTGAGTATCGAGCCGAGCTGGTCTACCGGTATGACACAGTTGTGTCTGCGAAGCGAACACACTATGTCTATGACTACGACCTTACCGGCACAAAGCCGGATATAGCGCTCATAGGCGCACTCAGATATGCGAGCACCGTAGTTTCTGAAAAGCACCAGAATGCAAAGCAGACCTACAGAAACCCGGCAGAGTCCGAGGAACTTACAGGCCAGGAGCCAGAAATCGCAACCTTAGGCACGTATTACTCGCATGAATCGGTTACAACGGCCACCAGGACTCATAATTTGACCGATTTTGAGCAAACAGGCACAAAGCCTGATATTTCTACGCTCGCAATGATAAAGGCCTCTATGGTCGCCACAGAAGCCCACACGGAGCACTACACAAAAGACTACAGCCCGAGCGCAGAGGACGCAGAGACAGGGCAGGACCCAGAAGAGACCAGCCTCGGCAGTGACACACGGATTGACGCAGCAGCAGGGGTGCGAATCACTAATGCAAGCGTTGATTATATCCCATGCGGGACAACATTCTCAGAAAGCTAGGAGGTAAAGAAAAGTGTTTTGGAAATCAACGTTCATGGACAGCATGCGCGCCGAGTGGTTGCGCAGGATTGCCAAAGTACAGTATTACGCCAACGGCAAATGGTACGACGCGAAAATCAATGAAAAGCGTATTGAGGGAAATACCCTCTATGTTACCACTACGACGACCGACAGCGAAGTGCTCACGATTACGGCAATCAGACTCATCGACACAGGCGGCAATGTCGCAGGTGAGACCAGTGAAAGCCTGCAAAAGGCAGACACTCAGGGAATTATTACCCTTTGGGAATTTCCGTTATACGAAATCGCAAACGAGGAGGTGAAGTAAAGTATGTATTCAGTATTGCTTTGGAAGGACCACAGCGTGTCTCCTGGGAGAACGTACACCATCACACAGAATAGTGATGGCACAATCACGCTGACACCCGCAGGCAAGGTTATCCAGCAGGGCACCAATATGTCGGCGGTCAACTTCAACAACATGGAGGAAGGCATTCTCGCAGCGAACATTTCAACGGCTGAGGCCTTTAGAATGCTCAAGTTGCTGCAGAACAAGACAGACGCTCTTGAGGGCGTCATTCTTTACGCGGACCTTAAGAACACGCAGCAGTACCCCTTCAACAACAGCAAGACAACAGTGGCTTTTGACACTGCGGACATCCGCAACACAAAAGACTACACGCTCATTGCCGAGGTTGAAGAATGTGTGGGCGGTGAAGTCGGCGACATTGTTTTTTCTGACAAAATGCTCAATGGCTTTAAAGTTGCCTACACAGGCAGCGCAACAAGTGTACGCCTGAAAATCTACGTACAGGGAGGAAGATAAGCAATGGCAAATGTGATTATCAAATCAGAGGAACGCCGAGAGGCAGAAAGGACGGTCATGAACTCCTTCGGAGTGAGACCGGGAGACAACGCTGGCCGTGAGGCCGCAGAGGTAATTGCTGCAAGGAGCAGCGAGGCATATTCAGCATTAAAAAGAATGGAGGAAAGACGCTAATGAATGAAGTAATTAAGACGCCGGGCAAGCACATTGCCTATGAGACTACAGCAAAAAGCATTATCTTTGGCGACGATGATTTGTCAATCAATCTGAAAAACAGAGAAGCCGACGAGGTTGTTACCATTGATGTATGCAAGGACAGAAACGGCAATCTTACTATGGGGACTGCTGCAGGTCTTACCTACGTAGCCCAGGTAGAAATCCCGGCCAGACAGTACACCGAGGAAGAGCAGGAGAATCCTGCGTATGACGCTGAGGCAGAAGAGGGCACCGAGGCTGCTAGGGAGACTATCGTTGTGAGAACTCCCGTGGACTTTAACATTGACAACTGCACAATTTATCTGTGGGGAATGGAGGACTAAGAGAATGAGTAACTTTGATGATATGAAACTGGCCGTTGAGGCCCTTACCGGTGGAAAGAACACCGTTGTACTGGATGACATTGGCATGCCGTCCATTATCGTTGTTTTGCCAACAATGTACTCTGACGCGCTGATTACAGGCGCGACGCAGGCGGCGCACCCTGGTTTTGTACTTGATAACGTGGTAAAGGAAAAAGTTGGTATTTCCAAATTCCACAATATCATTATGAACAGCAGAGCCTACTCCCTGCCTATGCAGGACCCGAAGGCAAATATCACCTGGCAGCAGGCACAGGACGCTTGCAGGGCAAAAGGTGAGGGCTGGGGTCTTACACCGTTCTCGCTTTGGGGTGCAATCGCTCTCTGGTGCAAGAAGAACGGAACCATGCCGCATGGCAACAACAATTATGGCAAAGACATCACCTATCCTTATGAGACAGGCGTAGCGTCTTACACCTATACTGAAAGCAATGTAACCAAAATCGGTAGAACAGCGACCGGCTCCGGTCCGGCTACCTGGTACCATGACCACACTCCTGCAGGAATCGCAGACCTCAACGGTAATGTATGGGATTGGTGCGCGGGCATGAGACTTGTCAAGGGTGAAATCCAGATTATCCCTTACGCTAACTGCATGAGTGCAACCTGCGATATGGGCGTGAACTCCACAGAGTGGAAGGCCATCAAGGCAGACGGTACTCTGGTAGAGCCTGGAACAGACGGCACGCTCAAATATGACATCGTGAGCAGCAAGGTTACGCTTTGCACGAGTATCACTTCCCAGGCCGACAGCGGCCGTGGAGCAACCTTTGAGACTATGGCTCTTGCAAGCGGTGTGACTGCTCCGCAGATTCTGAAAGAGCTGGCCCTTTTCCCGGCTGATTCAAGCGGCTATGAAGGAGACTATTTCTATGTGAACAACGGCGCAGACGAGCGTTTTCCGGGTCGCGGTGGCGGCTGGGACAGCGGTGCTAGTGCAGGCGTTTTCTACACTAGCTTGTACGACCCGCGTTCTCACTCGAACCACCGCATCGGCTTCCGCTCCGCTTTTTATGGCGAACTGTAAACTGA